AAGCAGTTTGAAACCGAAGTTCACATGGCGTATCAGCGTATGGGTTCTAAACTACGGAACACTGTTCGCTCTACAAATGTGACTGGTTCAACTGCTCGATTCCAAGTAATTGGTAAAGGCTCTGCAAGCACTAAATCACGCAATGGTAACGTAACTCCAATGGAGCTTGCGCACACCAATGTAGAAGTAACAATGTCTGACTTCTACGCAGCCGAGTATATTGACAAGCTAGACGAGTTGAAAATCAACATCAACGAGCGTCAAGCTGTAGCTCAATCTGCTGCTGCTGCCTTAGGTCGCAAGACTGATGAGTTGGTTATCGCTGCAATGGATGCAGGTGCTAACAGCACACAAATCCACAACACTAGCTCTGCGCTAGAAAAAGCAGACATGCTTTCTTTGTTTGAAACATTCGGCAATGAAGATATTCCAGAAGACGGACAGCGCTATCTTGCAATGTCTCCTGCTGGCTTTGCTGATTTGTATGCAATCAACGAGTTTGCATCTTCTGACTTTGTTGGTGACCAGAATCTGCCATATGCAGGTGGCATGACAATGAAAGAGTTCTTGGGCTTCAAGATTTTTTCAACGTCTGCTGTTGCAGGTGGTAAGAACTTTGCGTACCACACAACCGCTGTTGGGCTTGGCATTAACTCTGACGTTCAGACAGAAGTTAACTATGTCGCAGAAAAAGTCTCACATCTTGCAACCTCTATGATGTCAATGGGTTCTGTCGTTATTGATGACGATGGCGTCTTTGAAGTCTTAGACAATAACTAAGGAGAGTAAAACATGGCTTATGCAGCAAGTGGACTAGCTCGAATTGGTGGTGACTCAAACGGAAGTTTGTGGATGTATTCAAGCGCAGACGCAATTGCGACTGTAAACACAGCAGGTTATTTTAACGATGCAGCAAATATGCTTGCTGTTCGTGACCTGATTATTGTTTGCGATACAAACACACCAACAACCAACTTTGTCAATGTTCTGTCGAACACTGGCTCTGTAGTCGATGTTTCAGACGGCACTGCCGTTGTTGAAACAGACGGCGATTAATAAAGGGATGGGGGCTTCGGCCCCCATACTGCCATGCCAACAATAGCAAACACCGCATTATTGATTTGTTCGAGAGCATCCCTCCTGATTGGTGGTGATGCTATTTCTTCATTTAGCGATACAACTGCTGAAGCAACGGTTGCTAACTCTGTATATGAAGATATTGCCCAAGGTCTTCTGACCAGTACAAGATGGAGGTTTGCATCAAAGCAGTCACAACTTGGTAGAAACAGCACTGCGCCCCTTACAAGATGGGATGCGTCTTATGCTTTACCAACTGACTCATTAATGATTTCTACAATTACCGTTCAGGACTTGCCTATTAAATATGATATTTATGGAGATAATGCTTTCTGTAATGCAGTTACAACTGATACCGTAATTGCTGATTATATTTACAGAGCAGATGAAGCTACTTGGCCTTCCTACTTTATTACTGGCGTTGAGTTATCTGTAGCTTCTATGTTGGCTATGTCTGTTGCTAAAGATGTTTCACTAGCAAATGCTTTTGAACAAAAAGCTGAACGTCAACTTGCTAAAGCAAGGCGTTTGGATTCACAGCAGCAAACAACAAAGAAACTTAACACTTCGAGGTTTATCGCTGAAAGGCGCAGCTAATGCAAAAGATCAGAGTACCAATTAGCAGCTTTCAGTATGGCGAGGTAAGTGACTCTCTCATTATGAGAACTGATACTGCTGTCTACAGTTCGTCAGCGCAAAGCCTACAGAACATGGTTGTTATGGCAGAAGGGTCTGTTAAGAAGCGTTATGGCCTAAAGCATATCTATGATTATGGATTAAGGTATGTTGCCTCTGATGGTACTGGCACTGCTGATGATGATGGAATTGTTACTCAGTTTACAAACACAGGACAAACAAGCTTTACATTAAATGGGGCATTTGTTTCTAGTGGCACAGCATCTTTTGGTACAGCTGCAAGATTCGTTACTTTTTACAATGACAATAATGCATCGCCCGGAAGTCCTATTTCTTCTGCGCTTAATCTGGTCTTAACAATTACTGGGACAGATATATATGGGTTAGCTCAGACGGAAACGATTGATCTAGATGACAATATAGCAACCTATACAAGCACAAAGTCTTTCAAAACGGTCACTGCGGTTTCTATAAATACTGCCCCAACAAACTTTAACTTAAAGGTAGGCGTCACTGCTGCGCTTGATTATATAAACAAAGAAGAACAATCTCATTTGTTTCCCTTTGTTTTCGATGAAAACGAAGAATACATCATCTCGGTAGAACACCAGAGAGTAAGATGCTTTCGCCTTCTAACAGATGGCACAATAAGTCTTGTCACGACCATAACAGCAGATACAAGCGCCGCAGCGCTTCCCTTCGATCAGGATTATTTAAAAGAATACACCACATCGCAGTATGGCGATGTTATGTTTATCTGCCACCCACTCTTTGCTCCAAGGATGCTGACGCGAACAAGCCTTACTGCGTTTGAAGTTTCTACATATAGCTTTGACAAAAGGGCAGATAACAGCGCTACGTTTCAACCTTACTCTAAGTTCCAAAGTCATGGCGTAACGCTTGATCCTAGCGCTACAACTGGAACAGGAATAACCTTAACAACAAGCGCTGCATATTGGGATACAACAGGCAGTCAGTCTGGTGGCAATTATCCTGACTCTCTTCATGTTGGCGTAGTGGTTAGATATAGCGGCAACGAGATTACAATAACGAGTGTTCAGTCTGCGACTCAGGCAACAGGCAATGTTGTTGATGAACTATCAACGCGCCTGTCTGTTTTAAATCCATTTCGCACTATTGACGGAAGCACAACTGTAGAAGTTACTATGATAAATCATGGCTTCTCAGGTAGTGAATCCATTACCATTTCTGGCGCTTCGGCAACTGGTGGCATTAATACTGGTAACTTAAATGGTACTAGAACTGTAAACGGAATTATTGATGAGAATACATTTACATTTACTGCGGGTGGTGCTGCCTCTTCTGCCGAAGATGGTGGTGGCCAAGTAACTGTTGTAACTCATGCGCCTAGAGCAGATTGGGATGAGCAAGCTTGGTCGGCTAAAAGAGGCTACCCTGCGGCTGTTGAGTTCCATGAAAACCGCCTTTGCTTTGGCGGCACAATAGCAGAGCCAGATAACATTTGGATGTCTCAGATTGGCGAGTTTTTTAACTTTGACGTAGGCAGCGCAGAAGACACAGATGCTATTTCTATGGTAGCTGCAACAGGTGATGTTAATGAAATAAGGTATCTTGTTTCAAACAGAGACTTGCAAGTCTTCACTGCATCTAATGAGCTTTATATTCCAACTTACCTTAATCAAGCCATTACGCCGACCAACGCACAGATAAGAAAGCAGACACCATATGGGGTCGAACACGTTGAGCCTATGTCAATAGATGGCGCAACGATCTTTGTGCAGAACAACGGTAAGATTATTCGAGAGTATATTTATACAGATAGAGAAGAGGCTTACACAGCTACAGCTATTTCAACGATTGCATCTCACTTAATAGATAACCCAAAGTATTTAGCCGTTGTTCATAGCGGTTTTGGTCTTCCAGATTCATATGCTGCCTTGACTCTTAATAATGGAGACCTTGCTTTGTTTTCGTCAAACAGAGCAGAGAAGAGAGCATCTTGGACTAGAGCAGTAACCGATGGCACATTTGGTTCAGTTTGCAGTATTGAAGATCGCCTGTTTGCTAATGTCTATGATTCAGATGGTAACTTAAAGTTATGTGAGTTTGACACTGAGGTGGGCTTGGACTTCTGGCTGTATGGTGCAGTATCAACAAACCTTGTTGATGTAAGCGCTGTATATTCTTCTGGTGATTCTGTTGATGTAATAGCAATTAAAAACTCTACTCAGTATTCTCTTGGCTCTTTTACTGTAAATGGAAGTAATAAGGTTGACCTTACTGCCCACGCCTCAGAAAGCTATACCCATGCCTATGTAGGAAAGAAGTTTACAGCTAAGATAATAACAAACCCTGTTGATGCTGCTGTAGGTAATGGCCCTGCAACTGGCAGTGCGAGAGGGGTTACTAATATTGTTTTAGATTTAAAGAACGCAAACTCAGTTAAGGTAAACAGCAGAAAGCCAACAATGGCCTCTGGATTTACTGGTAAGAAAGAGTTCCGCTCTTTAGGCTACAGTCGTGATCCACAAATTACAATCGAACAAGATGATCCGCTTACTATGCAGGTCAATGGAATAATTGCGGAGTTAATAATATGAGCGCTCAATTAGCATTAGGCTTAATGCAAGCCGCAGGTTCTTTAATTCAAGGAATAGGTGCTTATCAAACAGCAAAGCTTGAACGGTTTAATGTCGGCACTGAATCTCAACTTGCAAATGCGCAAGGAATACAAACGCGCACAGCAGCTATAGGCGCGTTTAAAAGTGCAGTTAAAAGCGCAGATGCTTTATATAGCAAGTTTGGTCGTGATGTATCCGATCCATCTGCATTAGCTCAAAAAAGAGCTGATAAAGCAGTTGTTGGTGGTGACATTTCAGATGTAGCAATTATGGCAAGAATAAATCAGCTTGCTATGAAACAACAGGGCGCAGCCACAATGAGAAGAGGTCGGGAAAGCCTCTATGCTTCAATGATGGAAGCTGCAACGACTGGTAGTGACGCCTACTTTGATTGGAAGAAGACTCAATAATGGCTATTGTAAGACAACAAAAAAGATTTGGGATTGCGCCTATTGGTGTTACCAGAGTTCCAGTTGCAGGGCAGCAAATTGGTCAGGCTGTAAAAGAGTCAGCTGCCAAAATGAGAGCCAGAGCTTTTGAGTTTGAAAAAAACAAAGCTATTGAGTCAGGTGAGCTACAAGCAGCAGAGCTTGGAATTAATGAAATACTTTCCTTTGACCCAGATACCAAAAAACCAATTGCCTCTCAGCAAGCAGATCACATGGGGGAGTTTCGGAAAAACGCTTTTGAAAGAGTTCTCCTTCAACGCTTTCAAACATCTGTAAGCGATCAAATATCGGCAAAAGCTAATGAAATTGCGCAAAAGGTTTCTGTTGAAGACAATGCCCCAGAATTGTTTGAGCAGACTTTTAATGCTTACCTAGAAGGTATTGGGCAAGATGCGTCTGGTTATTACAAGCAGGTTATTGTTGACGCAGGAGCATCAGCCAGAACCAGAGGTGAAAGCCAACTTGAAGTTTTGCAAATCCAAAAAATGCAAGAAGAAACAAGGCTTGCTTATTCTCGGCTTTTAGGTGACTTTTATGAGTCGGCTTATAACTCAGGCGCAAGCGGCGATGGGGACTTTCATGAGTTTTATCAAACGCAAACCGCAGTTGACGCAAAGTTTGAAGACTTCAAGACGCTAGGAATTGCGACTGACAATAAGTCTATAGAAGAGTTCAAGGCGGCAAAAACAGCTTTCCTTAAAGGGAGAATCTCAACTATACTAAAGCAGCCAGAAGTCGCAGAGTTTTCAGCGATGATACAAACCTACTTTAATGTAGGTGGCAGCAAGGCAATAATGGATATGTTGCCACAAAAAGCTCAACACGCGCTAACTCAAGTTATGCTGCTCTCTGATGACTTTACACAAGCAGACTTTGTTTCTCTTTCTGCTGATCTGAATACAGAATTCAGCGCGGCTTCAAATGTCGGCGCAGTGTTTGCCGAACAAAGAAGAATTGAGCAAGCGCGGATAGCCGAGGAACGAAAAGCTTTTGTTGCTGACCTTAAGCAGCAAGTTTTTGAGAATACTCAAATATTTGAAGATACATCAGCCGAAGCTTACATTAAGGGCAGAAATTTTACTCCAATAGAAGTAAAAAGCATTATGGCGCAGATGGATACTCTGCTTGATGAGGCTGCGTATTATCAGGCTGACATTGGCGCTGATGCTTTTGGTAAGTTAAAGGCATCAGTCATAAAACAAAAAGAACAGCTTGCCGCAGGTCTTATGTCTCAATTGCTTTCTTTGCCTAGAAAGCCAAAGAAGGGGCCAGCAAAAGGCGGTGTTAGCCATACTGTATTAAACAAAGAGCAGATTTCTTTTTTGATTGATGGGATTAAAGACCCAAAAGTTATTTTTAGCATACTGCCAAAAGAACACGCTAATCTGTATTTTGACCTTATGATGGAAAATCCAACTCCATTTAAGGATATTTTAACTGGTCGCAAAAAAATAGCTACAACTGTAGAGCAAGATAGAAAAGCTGCACTTTCGTTAG